TGGATTTTCTACATCAGCTCTAAGTTCAGCAAATGTAAGAGCATTAAACGAAAAGTTCAAATTAAGATTTAATCTATAAAAATTTTTCACCTCTTATTAAATATTTAATAATAAAATGGCATTAAGCACAAGCAAATCAAAAGGTTCTGTTGATATTAATGGCGGTGGAACAATTAAAGCAAAAGAAGTAACAGAAACTATTGCCGATATATCACCAGCCGATACAGCTCATGATATTGGATATATTGAAGATTCTGGGTTTACTGATGATAGAGCTAAAATCGTTGTTCACGATGAAACTGGAACTACTGTAAGAACACTATTTACTACACGCTCTGTAATGGTAAATGCTACAATGTTACAAGCAGGTTCTACAAACTTAGTATTTGCAAAGGAAACAGCAGATAGATTCTATCAACTATACAAATACAACGGTATTGTAAACGGATTTCACCAAGAAATGTTCTTTGGTATTGGGAATATTACCCCAAAAACAGAAGTAAAATGGGGTGCAAATGCTGTCGTTAAAACTCCATTTGAATTTGAAGCATTAAAAAATGATAATGTTGTTTCTATTGGAGCTTCTGCTTATGGAGCATTCTGTTCAGCTTCTGCAAGTTCCACAACTATCACAATTCCAGCAGGTGAAATTTACACAATTGTAAATACATCTGTAACAGCAAGCTAAAAGAATATTTTATAATTTTATGAATAAAGGCAATTCTTATGAAAAAAGCACAAAAAAGAACTATAGAAGTTCAAGACAATATCTATGATATACATAAATACACATTGCGTAAAGCAAGTTTTAAATATCATACCTTAAAAGCTAAACAAATAATTTCTAGATATGAGGAATTTTCAAAACCTTATGTCGAAAAGGAACAATTGGAAATTCAAAAACTCTATTCTGTAAATCCAGAGATGTTTGAAGGAATTAGCCAAGACGATATTGAGCAATCTACCACGATTTATCTTAAAAAGATAAAAGAATTACTCAAAAATCCCGAATTAGCAATTGTGGCTTCTAAATTAGAAAAAAATAATGATGAAGCAACGGAAGTATTCTTATTAACAGATGATAATGCTAAACAAATTTGTGATATCCTGTTTGAAGACTGCGATGTAAATCACAGTGACGAACATTTAGACAGTTTATCCTTTAAAGAGTTTAGACATTATGTTGAATTTGTTAAGGAGTGCTTCCGTTTTTTTTTAAAGCTTTATCAGACATTCAGAAAGATTGTTTAATATGGCAAGAAGTATTTAACAACCCTGATTACAATCTTGAAATAGATTTAAGCTTTATCAAATTACCGAACGAATATTATCTATTAGGTGAAAATAATATTCCTGAAAAGTTTGAATTTGACTCTGTTGAATTACAGAACGAAATAATGATTAATTATCTTGCAAAACACTACTCGACTACAAGTCATTATATAGTTAATAATTACTCAATTATAGATTTCTACAAAATTTCAGGAATAAATAAATTCAATTCTTATCTGGATAGAGAAGCACAAAAACTATATTCTGAAAAGTATAAAAATAATAAATAATGCAAGATACCACAAAAACAAAAATTCGAAAATTTATAGATATGAGGCACAAAAATCAAAGTGATTTTATGTTAACAGACAATATTCTATTCTCAAAACTTGCATTATCAAAGCCTTTTATAAACGGAATTGATGCAATTCATCCTTATAAAGTGATATTTGATATTGGTGAGGACGACAATATGTATTTACAAGGATTTCGTCAAGGATTGTTATTTGATAGCCGATATGCTTGATATTAAAGTTATCACAAATTTTGATGTAATTATTCCATTAATACCTGAAGATCTTAAATTATCTGAAAATGCCTTTAATAAACTTGCAGAAGCCATTAAAGATAATATTAAAGGTAAAGCTCCTGTAAAGACTGGCACATTAAGAGATTCAATTCAGAGTTTAGCTACACCCAATCTTGCAACTGTTTGGAGCGAATTATTTTATGCACCTTTAGTGAACTTTGGTACAAAACCACATGATATATTTCCACAAAATGCACAATCATTAAGTTGGTTATCAGGTGGTAATCAAATATTTGCTAAACATGTTTCACACCCAGGCACAAAATCAAATCCATTTTTTTTAACTCAAAGTGGAAATATTAATAAAGATACAGAAGAAATTGTTCAAAAAACACTGAATGATATGACTTTTGAGGAATTGTTTCAGCAAAGCAAGTAATCTACACATCACCCCTACATTATGGCAAATCCAACTATCAAAGTTGATATAACAAGCTCTTTAGATAATAAAGGCACAAAAGAGTTAAGAAATGAACTCAAAATTGTCCGTGAAGAAATGGACAAGATGCGTAATTCAGGGCAATCTGGCAGTGATGCATTCAATCAGCTAAAAAATAGGGCTGGTGAGCTTACAAATGCTTTAAAAGGGGTAAGTAGGGAGAATAAAGGATTAGATGCTGATACAAAAATATCATCCAGAAGCCTTTTAGCTTTAGGTAGAGATATAACAATAGTTATTGCCGGCTTGAAACAATTTGGTGCTTCATTAAGAACTGCTTTGAATGAAGGAGCAGAATTTGGAGTATTAAAGGACAATTTTATTGCTTTAGAAGGTGGAATAGAGCAAGCAACTGAAAAACTAAAACTCTTAAGAAATGCTTCAACTGGTAATCTTGATGATAAAGAATTAATCCAGTATTCGAATAAAATGAAGCTCTTAGGCTTCACCACAAATGAAACTGCGAAATTCTTAGATATAATTGAAGTTCAAAGTGATAAAGTAAAAGTAGGCTTTGAGCAAGGTGAAACAATATTACAAAAATATCTATTAACAGGTAGAGATAAGTCCTTAATGGAATTGGGTATCAATGTCTCAACTGTTAGTGATAAAATTAAAGAGCAAACAGGATTAACTACAAAGCAAGTTAAATTATTAGATGATGAAACACAACAAAGAATAAGATTAAATGCAATCCTTGCTCTAAATATTGGTACAACTGGAAATTTAAATGATAAAACAAGAGATAATGCTGATAAAATTAAAAGTGTTGAATCGGCTTTAAAGAATGTAACTCTTAATTATCAATACACTATCGCAAATGGAATAGTAAAATATTCAGAAGCATTAGGTATTTCAAATACTGTGATGGAAAGTGTAATAGGCAAAGTTGGATTTTTAGGTAAATCTTTAGCCGATTTAGCTCCTATTTTAGCTGCATTAAAAATTGCTTTTCCTGCTGCTTTTTCTGCTGTACTTCCTATTGTTGGTGCGGTCGCATTACAAATTGGAGGCTTAATACTCCTTGTAAAGAGCTTTATGGACTCTATTCCAGCAATGAAAAATGCAGCACAATTTATTGCTGATGTTAGAAGTGGAAAGAATATAGTAGAATCATTTGAAGAAGGAGTAGATAGATATGAAAATCAAACAGGGCAAGATACTGAAACAAAAGTATTAGACACTTACAATAAAGTAAAAGACTTCGTACAAAAACAAAAAGATGATGAGACCCAAAAGTTTGTAGATAATGTAAAGCAAAGAGTTGAAGAAATGAAACTACAAGCTGACATTAAAAAGCAAATGGATGAACTTGATAAAAAGAAGTCTCCAAAAGGGCACACACCAAAAGAAGAAAAAGTAAAAGAAAAGAATGCAGTTGATGAATTAATAAAATCAATTGAATTAGAATTAAAAACTAAAGAATTAGAAATTGGATTAAACGAAGACAATAAAATTCTTTTAAATGATTTAAAACTTCAACAGCAAGACATCTACAAAAATTCAATCGAAAAATTAAAAACAGAATTAGACACAAATATTGTTGTTGAGGAAAGAATTAAACTCACTGAAAAACTAATTGATTTAGCTAAAAAATTGGATAAGGTAGGTAAGGGAGAACAAAGAGGTGATAGACCTGACAGAACCCCCAGTGAACGCGGTAATAGACCTACACCTCAACGTGGTGGAGGTAATAGAGGTAGTAGAGGCAACGAAGTTGAAATAGAAGAAAAATCGGCACTTGATTATATAAATGAATCTATAGCAGGATTTGATGGAATGGTGAGTAAGACTCAAACTATGCTTGAAAATTTTGGATTAATGGATACTGCTACAGGTAGAATGATTAATGCTTTTTCTCAAATTGTATCAATGATTCAATCGTTAATGGATGTTGGTGGTGGCATATTTGATATTGTAACGGGTATTGCAAGTTTCTTTATTCCGGGCGCTGGTGCTATAGGAGCTATAGCAAGAGCTGACGGTGGAAGTGTAAATGCAGGCAAATTGCATTTAGTGGGTGAAAGGGGTGCTGAATTATTCATTCCTAAAGTTAACGGTTCTATTGTAAGTAATGAAAAACTTACAAATTTAATTAATTCAAATCATGGTTCTTCAATTCCAAATGTTCAGGTTTTAGTCAATACTGAGTTTGACCGAGTTAAGAGTTATGAAGTCGTTTATAATGGTAATAAAATATCTAATATGAGAGGTTCAAATAATCTTTAATGGAATATGTAATTCATAAATATACAGGAACAAATTATTTCAAGTCAACAACTCAATACGTAGATAAAATGACATTTACTGAAATCTTTGCAGACGGATTTCCATTGTTCAATTATGAAACTGAAGATATATCAGGAATTGCAATCTATAAAGGTGGTGAATTTGATTTAAAACTTAATCTATTACAGCCCAATATATCAGTATTGGGCAAATCTATTAAAGACTTCTTTATGGGTACAAATAGAGATTATTTCTATTTGATAAATGTATTTTTTGGTTCACAAAAATTTTCTGGTGTTGCCCATGGTTCACAAATTTCGGCAGACTTTACATTTTCACAAAACAAAAATGAAATCAGAATAATATTTAAAGATATTTTA